AGAATAATAGAATGTATAAAAAACAATTTATAGTAGAAGTAAGTTTAACTAATAAACAATATAGTATTGCTAAATCATTAGGTGTTCCTATAAAAGAATATATTGGTAGTTTAAGTAGTATGGCTAAAATAAAAAGAAAGAAAAGAAATGAAAAATAAAATTTTTGAATTATATAAACCAAAGTCTCTTATGGAATTTTTAGAGTTTTCTAAAAACAACCCAGAGGAGAGATTTGTATATGTATTGCAACACCCACCTGCAAATATAAATATTTTAGGTGCATCTGATTTTGGATATTTAGTTATTTGTTTGCCTAATTATGGACCAGATTCACAAATAATATTTTCATCAGCACCGTTTGTATTTAAGATGGGAAAAAATTTACGAGACTTTAGAGAACAAGATTACGTACTATTAACAGGTGACCCAGCAGTGATTGGTATTTCTTGTGCAATAGTTAGTGATAAAACAAATGGTAAATTTAATCTCTTGAAATGGGATCGAAGAGAGGCTAAATACTATCCAATAAATTTCGATCTCTATCAGAAAGGATAAATATATGAGTGAAGAAAACAAAACATTTAATATAACAGATGAGTTTGAAGCTGACCAAGAAAAAATAGCTGAAAGAACCGATATAGAATCTTTATCTATGCATGTAGATAAACTTCTTGAGTTACAAAAAGATATAGAAGCTTCAGAAGAAGCTACTAAAAATTTAAAAAAACAATACGACAAGATTAGTTCAGAGGTGATACCAAACATTCTTGCAGAACAAGGATTACAATCTCTGAAACTCGCTGATGGGTCTTCATTAGAAGTGAGTAAGAAGTACAGTTGTACTCTTCCAAAAGATCCTGCAAAAAAAGAAGCAGCGTATAAATGGCTTCGAGACAACGGGTTAGGTGACATCATTAAAAATGAAGTTGCTGTAACTTTCGGTGTCGGAGAAGATAACAAGGCGGAGCAATTGCTTAACCTTGCGGCTGACAATGGTTATGAACCTCAACAAAAGTCAAAAGTTGAGCCAATGACATTGAAAGCCCTATATCGTGAGCGTGTCGAGGCCGGCCTCGACATGCCTTCCGATGTCTTTCATTTATTTATGAAAGATGAAACTAAACTAAGCCGGAAATAGGAGAAACGCGAATGGCGACACAACAAACGACAACCGTGAAAAATGAAACGGGAACCGTGACTAAGATGAAAGAGAACCTACCTAGTATGGATCTCTTTGAAGCTGATGCGCATCAAGGTTTTGATAATATGGACCAGAATGATCTGGCACTTCCATTTTTAAGAATCTTGGGTCAGCTTTCACCACAAGTAAATAAACGTGACGCAAAGTATGTAAATGGTGCCGAATCAGGCATGATTTACAACACTGTGACAGGTGAACTTTACGATGGTGATAAAGGCATCAATGTAATCCCTTGTTATTACAAGAGAGAGTATGTTGAATGGACTGATAGAGGAGAAGGAACTGGAGCACCTGTTGCAGTTCACTCGGCTACCAGTGCAATAGTTCAAGAAGCTACTAGAGATTCAATCGGTAAAGATAGATTGAAAAATGGTAACTATCTTGAAAATACTGCTTCGTATTTTGTGATGATCTGTAAAGATCAAGGTGCTGAAACAGCATTAATCACAATGAAATCGACACAGTTAAAGGTCAGTAGAACCTGGAACTCCATGATGAATGGATTAAAACTTCAAGGTAAAAATGGCCTATTCACACCACCTATGTGTAGTCATATGTACAATTTAAAAACTGTACAACAATCAAATGACAAAGGTACGTGGTTTGGTTGGACTGTATCAAAAATAGGTCCTGTCAAAGACAGAGGCTTATATGAGCAGGCAAAAGGATTTGCTGACAGCGTTAAAAAAGGTGACGTTCAGGCAAAACATTCTAAAAATGATGAGAAGAGCGAAGATAATACTCCGTTCTAAAAATAATAAGGGGCTCGAAAGAGCCCCTTATACATTTAGTTTTGTAAAGAAAGTATATTATGATAACAAAGCACGATAAATTTAAATCAATATTTGAAGGACTCAAAATAGCATATGGACAATATCAAAAAGGTGAAAGAGCAGAGAATGGTAAACAGAAAGGTAAGGCATTCATTGTTAGAAAAAATGTTAGTGATGATCTTTGGCACAATCATCTTAAAGGTGAAGGTCCGGCTTTGGGGATTATCCCCATTACAGAAAACAACAGTTGTAGGTGGGGCTGTATTGATATTGATCAGTACGATTTTGACCACACTAGCTTCATACAAAGTATACGTAAAGCTAACCTTCCTTTAATCGTCTGTCGTTCTAAATCAGGCGGAGCACACGTTTTTTTATTTACAAAAGATTTTATTCCTGCTGCGACTATGCAGGCAACATTAAAAAAAATGGCAGCAACCTTGGGTTATGAAGGTTCTGAAATATTTCCTAAACAAACAGAAATACTCGTGGACCGTGGAGACACAGGTAACTTTTTAAATCTTCCATACCACAATGAAATGAAAGGATTGCGTTATGCAATTAAAGATGATGGATCAGCAGCAACTTTAGAAGAATTTTTTGAATTATACGACAAGTATGTTCAAGAAAAATTAGAGGAAGTTAAAATAGAAAAACCAAAAATAGTAGAGGCATTTATTGATGGACCACCGTGTTTGAATAAATTAGCTAAAGATGGTTTTGGTGAAGGTGCTAGAAACAATGCATTATTTAATATTGCAGTTTATTTTAAACAAGCATCTCCGGATTCTTGGGAAGACCAAATTGTACAAGCAAATTTAAAATATATGAATCCACCTTTAAACAATACCGAAGTACAAATGTTAATTAAATCTGTAAATAGAAAAGGTTATGACAAATACAGATGTAAAGATGCCCCTATTAATTCAGTATGTCAATCAGGACTATGTAGAACAAAAAAGTTTGGTGTTGGCTATGGTGAAGAAGAGATGCCATCACTTGGTAGTTTAACTAAATATACATCTAAACCACCACAATGGTTTTTAGATGTTAATGCCTCAAGAATAGAATTAAAATCAGAACAACTTTATAATCCTGGTATGTTTGCTTTAGCATGTTTGGATCAAGCAAATTTAATTATACCTGTATTAAAACCAAAAGATTGGAAACAATATTATTTAAAACCTTTGATGCAAAATATTCAAGAGGTAGAACCACTACAATCATTAGATCCAATGAATGAAATTACAGCACTACTACAAGACTGGACAACTAATAGACAAAACGCAAGAACATTAGAAGATATATTTAATAAACTTCCATTTACAGATAATAAAAGAGAATTTACTTATTTTAGAATGGAAGACTTTTATACATTTTGTAAAAAAAATCATTGGGAATTAGATAAAACAAAAACAGGAAACTTAATCAAACAATTAAAGGTGTTTGTAGATGAAGTAAGAATGGAAATTAAAAAGCAACAACCAAGATTAATAAAAATTAAAACAATGAAAAAAGTTGAAGCATCTGTTTCACAAACAAAATATCAAGAGGAGCATTTTTAATGGCAGCTATTGGCAATAATTGGTATCTAAAACAAAAACTAAAAATACAAGAACTAGAAAACACTGTAGATAAATTAAGAATACACAACAGAATATTAAAAGCAAAACTAAAAAAATATGAAGACAATAATATTGGGACCTCCAGGAACTGGAAAGACAACAACACTATTAAACTTGGTTGATGAATTTATTCAACAAGGTATTAGGCCAAGACAAATAGGTTATTTTTCTTTTACGAAAAAAGCTGCAAATGAGGCTGCGACTCGAGCTGCAGAAAAATTTGAATTGGACAGAGATAATGATTTAGAAAACTTTAGAACTTTACATTCTTATGCATTTAAAATGTTAGGTATGACAAAAGAAAAAATGATGTCTAATTCAGATTACAAAGAGTTTGGAGAAAAATGTGGTATTCCAATCAAGACAGCAAAATATTCATTAGATGATGGTACGTTTAATTCTGATAATGAGTATTTAACTATCATTAACACAGCAAGAGTTAAGAGAATGGACTTATTAGAATATTATGATTCAAGAAGAAACATTTTAGATATTGAAAGAGGTACATTATATTTAATTGCAGAAGAATTAAAAAGATACAAAGAAGAAAAAGGTTTGCATGATTTTACGGACCTATTAGAAAAATTTATTGAAAAAGAGATTGAATCTAAATTTGAGGTATTATTTATAGATGAAGCACAAGACTTATCTTTATTACAATGGGATATGGTTAGAAAGATATGGAAAAATGCAAATAAAACTTACATAGCTGGTGATGATGATCAAGCTATCTTTAAATGGGCTGGTGCAGATGTGGATCATTTTATATCTTTAAAAGAAGAAGTAGATAAGATTAAGACTTTAGATCAGTCTTATCGTATACCAGGTGGACCTATTCATGAACTGTCACAAAAAATAATAAGTAAAGTACAAAATAGATTTGATAAAGAATATAAACCTAGATTAGAAGTAGGTGTTTTAAAAAGATATTCTGATGTAACCCAGGTAGATATGTCAGAAGGAAATTGGTTAGTATTGTCTTCTGCTAATCATTTTTTAGATGATGTTAAAGAATTATGTGAATTAAGGGGTTGGTACTATCAATACAAAGGAATGAACTCCATTAAACTTAAATTGTTATTAGCATTACAAAATTGGGAATCTTGGAGAAAAGGTTCTTTGCTTACACACATAGAAATAAAAAATATTTATGAATATCTTGGCGCAAATGTAGCAGACGGATTTAGAACCGGTAAGCTATTTCATTCAGAGGAAAAATATACAATGAAAGAATGTCAAGAGAAATATGGACTTCTTACTGATAAAGTTTGGTACGAATCTTTTGAAGGGTTAGACACTATTACAGAAAATTATATTCGTAATATGCGTGCCAATGGCGAAAAGATAAATGCAAACCCTAGAATAATAATGTCAACAATACATGGAGCAAAAGGAGGAGAGGCCGATAAGGTATTGGTGCTACAAGATATAACTAATGCAGCTGTAGAAACATTTCAATATGATCCCGATGAACTACATCGGTTATTTTATACTGGAACAACTAGAGCTAAAAAAGAATTACATATAGTAGATCCAAAAAATTTTGAAAGGGCATATTTAATATGACAAATAAATCAGAATTAGAAAAAGCATTTCCCTCTAGTCGTCAGGAAGGTGGAGATCATTATGCTAAACATAACATTCAACCTTATGAATTTATTACAGCTAATGATCTATCTTTTTTTCAAGGAAACGTAATTAAATACGTAGTCAGGTATAAAGATAAAAATGGAATAGAAGATTTAAAAAAAATTATTCATTACTGTGAGTTAGAAATTGAACAGATGAGAAAAAAGAAAAACAGTTATGATAATAACTTTCAAGATGACGTAGCTTGGGTTGAAGGAACCAATGTAAGAGGCAATCCTGGTTGGTTAAAAGGAAAAGCTGATTATATTTCATTTGAAAGAAATAATCA